TTGGACTTCAATCAGCCCCACACTGGCAACTGGTGGTAAATGTATCATCACTTCAACGCCTAACAGCGATGAGGACCAGTTCGCTACCTTATGGAAAGGTGCTAACAAACAGTTTGATGAATTTGGCAATCCTACTGAGCTAGGCATTAACGGGTTTAAAGCATTCCGCTCATATTGGAATGAACATCCTGACAGAGATGAGCAATGGGCTATCCAACAGCGGGCACAGCTAGGTGATGAGCGTTTCCGCCGTGAAATGGACTGTGAATTCATTATCTGGGACGAAACACTGATCAATCCAAGTTTCTTGATTGAAATGGATGGCCTAGATCCTATAGAACGCCAAGGGCAGGTACGCTGGTATAAAAAGCCAGAACCTAATTATACCTATGTGGTAGCACTAGATCCTAGTCTTGGTACAGGTGGTGATCCAGCTGGCATACAGGTATTTGAACTACCTACATTCAAACAAGTAGGTGAATGGCAACACAATCGTACACCTATACAACAGCAGGTAGGAATCCTGACAGAAATCACCAAATATCTAGCAGAGGTAGTGCCCAACACCAGCATCTATTACAGCGTTGAAAACAACACAGTAGGTGAAGCCGCATTGATAAGTATCAGTGAAATTGGCGAAGAAAACATACGTGGTATATTCCTAAGTGAACCCAAACGCATGGGTGGTGGTGGAAGACGTTATCGCAAAGGGTTTAACACTACGAATTCAAGTAAAATATCAGCTTGTGCTAAACTTAAAAATCTAATAGAAAGCCGCAGAATGACAGTCGTCAGCCGCCCACTGATATCAGAACTAAAAACATTTGTAGCCCACGGTGCTAGCTATGCGGCTAAACCAGGTGAAACTGACGATCTAGTTATGAGCTTGATATTGATAGTACGCATGGCACAGATGCTGCAGAGCTTTGATAGCCAGCTGGATCTCAAAATGAAAGACAGCCTAGAAGACATCGTAGAGCCAATGCCGTTCTTTATCACTTAAAGATAAATAGTTATATGAGAGAAGTTAACAAAATCGCAGAAAGTCTATTTGAAAAAATCCGTGATCGTTTTGAGGATGTCAGCTTAGGTGACGAAAATGCCAAAGCTACCAGTGATCCTGAAAAAGCACGTTTTTTCAACTTTGATTATGTAGTAGATGGTGAAAACCATGGTAACATCACCATGAGTTTGATTGACGAAACGTCACTGAAAGTCTACTTCAGCAAGAACATCACGGACGGTTTATCAGAGCATGAAAAGAAACATTGGTATAAATTCTTGCGTGAACTGCGTGAATTTGCCAAACGTAATCTGTTAAGTTTTGAACCCCGTGATATCACACGTTCAACACTAAAACATCGCGATATCGCACAACAAAGCAAAGCTGATGCTACATACGACAAAGATGAAGTCATTGGTGAAAGCAAACTATATGGTACCAGCAAGTCCAGCTATCAAAAGTTTGGGCCTGCACGTATTATCGTACGTCATAAAGCTCCAGTAGTTGATGAAATGACAGGTGCACGCAGCCGTCATATCAACAGCATTTACGTTGAAAATTCAGAAGGTGAACGTTTCAAGATGCCATTCAAGAGTTTGACAGGTGCACGTGCTATGGCACGCCATGTGTCAGCTGGTGGCACTCCACATGATGATTTGGGCAAACACATCTGCGAAATGGCGATGGAATGCACGAAACTTAAACCATTCATGAACAATGTACGCCGTCGTACATTTGAAGATAGTGAAACACAAAGCATGGTTGAAGCTGCATTTGAATATCATGGTTTACTAAACAATACTCTCAAACGCATGAGTGGTAAGAAAGGTTACACTCGTTGCAAAGAACAATTCGTCGCTACATCAACTAGTTATATTCCAGAAGATGAAGCCAATTTAGATGAAATGAAAGAACGCTTTATCAAGCGTGTGTTCAATGAAAAAATGACAGATGCACTACCATTAGTATACAAGGCTTATGATATGAAAAAGAATAATAAATTTACAGAACAATTTGAAAGCTGGGCTAACAATATAGCAGAAGGCTCTTGGGCACTGCCAAAAACATCTGATGATCAAGACAAGCTAATTGAACTATTAAGCCAAGAATTGCCAGTGGGTGTTGATGCACAAAACGCTACCAATGCGCTATACAGCATCTTTGGTGATGATATATTATTTGATAAACTAGGAGAACTGGCAGCAGTAGATCCTAAAGCAGATGCACGTGATACAGTTATGGATCGCCTACAGGATCTCAACCCAACTATGTATCAAGCCATCTTAGACGAACTTGGTGATCCTGATAAACCAGCAGAACCAGGTGAAGAACAAGAAATTGATGAAGGTGCCATGGGTGAATTACATGCAGAATTATCTGACAAGTATAATGAACTAGCACCAAAAATTGAAAAATATAAAGATGCAGCAGGCGCAGAACATCTGTATAAAGAACTAGCAGCTATCGCTAGGCAACATGGCGCATCAGAAGAATTTGACCGCATGTGTCGTGGTGCTAGGAACAGTGCCCATGCAGATTATGATACTAACCCAGGCGGATTTGAAAATTGGTTTTGGTATCTTGGTCTAGGTGATGCTGTAGATGAAGGCAACACATATGGCTCAGGTGATGGCGGCATGGACGGTGTAGTATACGAAGACAAAGAAGAATGTAGATACTGCGGCGGTGACTGCCCAAACGATGAAGAACATGCTTGCGATGGTTACCTAGGTGACATTGACGACTTGTACAAAGATCAAGTGAAAGAAGATGAAGAAGATGACGGTGGCTTTGAAGCCATCCAATCAGCTATCATCCGTAGGATCGCACACAGTCATCATGAACTATTAAAGAAACTAGGCCCAGATGGTGTATTAGAAGCGGCCCGTGAAATAGCAGAATTCGCTGCACCTGTTGAAGAAATTGGTAGCAGTGACATCAGCAGTTGGGTTCGCATGATCGAACGCGACGCTGGTATTGAACAAGAACACAGTGACCTACACGAAGCATTTGAACAAGCATTAAACGAAGACGTAGTCAACGTAGGCGATATCATAAGAAATCGTGCTCAACCAGAAATTTCAGGTAAAGTACTCAGGGATGAAGGCGAAAATTATATCATCCAGGTAGATGGCGAAATATATCATATTGAAAAAGTTAACGCAGAAGTAGTTAAAAAATTCAATGCGCCAAATTTAGAAGAAACAGACAGTAGATTTATGGCATGGTTAAAACCGTTAATTGGCAAAGAAGTTTACATTCCAGCAGAAGGCACGATGGCTACGATCTTAGGCCCTAGCCCAAATACAAAACTTCCAACAGCTATCCAAGCTAAATTAAAAAATGGACAAGTAGTTACTACAGCACCAGGCTTATTCAAAGATACTAAACCAGGACCATTACAACAATGGATAGACAAAGGCAAAGCATTGACAGGTTTCGTCCAAACAGTCCCTAGTGTGGCACAATCTTATGGCAAAGTACCAGGTCCTATGGACAATTTATATAAACAAGATTGGTCAAGTGTTAAAGAAGATATGAAAAAACTAGCAGGTTTAAAATAAGATACAATATCATAAGACAAAGGCACTTTTATAGTGCCTTTTCTTTTGCCTGATAAGTATGATTATGCATCCATTGGAACGATTTTTCTGGCAGAAAGTTAATACCGTTAACTATCATGATCGATTTGAAACGATATTAGAATTAGAAGATGTTCTAGTAGTAAATTTTGATTGTTTATTTGAACGTACATACTCTTTAAGAGGAGTAGATCAACTAATATATCAATTACACAAACAAGGGCAAAACAAAAGATTTTTATTTTTATCTGAAGATGGGTCAATACTACAACTATCTGGCGCAATCGAAATAATTAAAAATATTGTTGAGTGTTTTTCTTTAACGTCAGATACCTGCGCAGTTATTTGCAGAGAAGATTTTGAAATCCCTAATATTACTGTAATTAAAAAAGAATCAGTACCTCAATGGTGTGGAACATTATATCCAACAATAAAAGACATACCTATACCGCAAGGACCTTTTAGCAAAAAATTTGCTGTATGGTTTCATCGTGGTACATTTTATAGGTTATTAGTTGCTAAACACCTTAAAGAAAACTACGTAGATGATAGTCATATTTCGTATCAGGAACCTGGTATGTTATGTGATTGGGGATTAAAAAAGTATTTTCCAGATGAAATCGCTTGGGCAGAAGCGAATACTCCTATCATATATGATCAATTATTCCCTATGCGAGTGTATGACCACGAAATGATTGTAGGAGCGAGCCGTAAACCTTACAATGATTATTTTATGGAAATAATTGTGGAAACAGATTGTATAACTACAACTTGGATCACAGAAAAAACAGTTAAAAATTTATACATAGGTAAACCATTTGTTGTGATGAGTGGCGCAGGGACTTTAAACAAACTTAAAACATTTGGGTTCAAAACATTTAGTCCATGGATTAACGAAACCTACGATACTATTACAAATAACTATGATCGATTACAAGCAATTATTTCTGAAATTGATAGAATCGCACAATTATCGTATGCTGATCTTCAACCCATGCATAAAGAATTAATGCCAATATTTGAACATAACAGGCAGGTGTACATTGAAAATATTAATCGCAGGCGATAGCTGGGGAGTCGGAGTATTTTCAGGTGTGGGTGATAATTATGCCCCCACTGGAGAAGGCATACAATCTATTTTAGAAAGTATGGGACATACCATTACGAATATTAGTCAAGGTGGTGGCAGTAATTGGCTAATGATAGATAGATTAGAAGGACAATGGCATCATACTGGTAGGTCATTATATGGTACGTTTCTTGATAAAATAGTAGAATTTGATTTAAATTCGATTAATCATATAATATTTTTACAAACAGACATATTCAGAGAAAAGTATCTTTATGTAAAACAGACCCCTGAAGATACGCATACCAAATGGAAAGCCTTAGACCAAAAATTTGTAGATTCATTGACTAATTGGGCGTCAATGCAAGCAATGATTGATGACTATTTTACTGGATTTTATTCTAAATTAAACAGTATAGCAATCAAATATAATATCAAAATATTGTGTGTTGGTGGTTGGAGTCAACTACATCCTAGCATAACTAACTATTCAAATCTTGTTGCGGCTGTACCAAGTGCAACTAAATTATTAATACCAGAACTTAAACAAGATGGATATCTCAGTGATCCAGAATGGTTTAGTCAATTGGATAAGGAACCAGCATTCATGCAGAAATTTGGCACAGAATTTAAACAATTAGCCATAGATAATGCAGATAAATTAGATTTAATTTACCGTAATTGGCATGAAGTTCACCCAGATATACACGGTTATCAAAAGATTGTTGATGTTTTGGTAAAATATTTGTAAAATAATCATTGCGAGATAAATAATAATAGCGTATTATGTTTTATATGACTAATACGTTTAGGCATATTTTAAGACCAACTTAAGGAGAAATAACATGGCAACTTCATTAGCAGAAATCCGTGCAAAATTACAAGCACAAGAGTCACGCAGTTCAGGCAATTCACAAGGTGGTGGCGATAACGCTATCTACGCACATTGGAACATCGCAGAGGGTCAAAACGCTCGCATCCGATTCCTTCCAGACGCAAATACAAAAAACACATTCTTTTGGGTAGAACGAGCAATGATTAATTTACCATTTGCTGGCATTAAAGGTCAAGCAGACAGTAAACCAGTCACAGTTCAAGTACCTTGTGTTGAGATGTGGGGCGAAGCATGTCCAATCTTAGCAGAAGTACGTACTTGGTTTAAGGACCAAAGTTTAGAAGAAATGGGTCGTAAGTATTGGAAGAAACGATCATACTTGTTCCAAGGTTTTGTGCGTGAGAATCCATTAAAAGATGATCAATCACCAGCAAACCCAATTCGTAGATTTATCATCAGCCCACAGATTTTCAATCTAGTCAAGGCTGCATTGTTAGATCCAGAGTTAGAAAATCTTCCAACAGACTACCAAGGTGGTTTAGACTTTACAGTTACTAAAACATCAAAAGGTGGTTATGCTGATTACAGCACATCAAAATGGTCACGTAAAGAATCTGCACTAACAGCAGATGAAGCGGCAGCGATTGAGCAATATGGTTTGTTTAATCTAGCTGATTTTCTTCCAAAGAAACCAAATGATGTTGAATTAAAAGTTATCAAAGAAATGTTTGAAGCATCAGTGGATGGTCAAGCATATGACTCAGATCGTTGGAGTAACTATTACAAACCAAGAGGTATGGGCGCAGCTAACACAGATGCGGCTCCGGCAGCAACACCAGCAGTATCAGCACCAGCAGTAGCTGATGAGGAATTTGATACTCCTGCTGCTCTAGTAGCATCTCCAGCACCAGTAGTAGCTGAAGCGGCTCCTACAGCACCAGTGGCAACACCTCCAGCGGGTGGCACACAACGTGCTGAAGACATCTTAGCGATGATCCGCAATCGTCAGAAGACGCAATAAGCAATACATAGATGTTAAGTAGGATAGATGATATTATCTTTCCTGACCGTTGTGAAGTTATTGAATTAGCTTCACAACGGTACATCTATTCCATTTTTAAAAATGGCAGTAGTAGTATCAATGAATATGCTCAAGCACAGAAGTGTAAAATCTTATTCAATGAACAGATAAGAAAGCTAACTGATATCAATGTGATCATAAGAAACCCCCAAGAGAGATTTATCTCTGGATTTAACACCTACGTCTATAATATCTTAAGGGATAATCCCCAATTGGATTTAGATACTATTATCTATTTCGCTGAAACATATTTGTTCCTTAATAGACATTACGCACCACAGTTTAGTTGGCTAGTTAACCTAACAAGATACACTGACAAATCTACAACTAAGTTACACTTACATGGAATGGATAGTTTAAAAGAATTTACTCCTCTGAATATAAAACCAAACGAAGAAAAAATATTATCACAGGAAGTCGTAGATAGACTAAACACAAATATACATAATGAAATGTACCTAAGAATAGATAATTTACTATTAAGTTTAGTTGGACAAACCCTGACATTTAATGAAATATTAACATATCTTAAAGAACAAGATCCCAAGGCCTGTGAGCATGTATTGTCCTAGACTAGATCATTTTGTTCGTCTTAATCCCAACGGCACTGTTAGTCGTTGTGGCCATATGACTAGGCAGGCACAATTTCTTACCTTAGAGTCCATGGAAAACAGCGAATGGTTGCATGAGATTAAAGAAAGTATGGCAAAAGGCATTTGGCCTGATGAATGTGAACGCTGTATGGAAACAGAACAGGAAAACAATACCAGCATCAGACTAAATGCTATTAAATTTGACAAATTACAAACCACAAAAGATTACCTAACCGTAGGTGGTGTACTAGACAATGTATGTAACAGCGCATGTCTAACCTGCGATGAAAATCATAGCACACTAATTGGTGGTTTGAAAAGTAAAACATATCCTATTGTAGATAACTCTAATGCTTTTTGGAAATTGCCATTGGATAGAGTGGTACACTTAGACATTAACGGTGGTGAACCTAGCCATAGTAAAAACTATAAACATATACTGGTAAACTTACCCAAGTCAATTAAATCAATCAGACTAAACACAAATTGTAGCACAGTATTAGAAGAACTTTTAACACTTTGTGAACGTGGTGTACAGGTTACTGTTACAGTTAGTCTAGATGGTATTGGATCAGTGCATGATCTTGTACGTTGGCCCATTAAATGGGACAAGTTCTATGCTAATCTACAACGGTATATGGCCATGCCTGTTAAACTAAACACATGGACTACTGTTAGTGCCCTGAATGTAGACGATTTACCTAACATATTAGAGTTTGTTAAAGAACATAATTTAGATCATAGCTATGCCTATCTTAAAGAACCTAGAGAATTGACCGTTGAAAATAAAGGTGCGCCAGAATCATTGGCATATATACAAAAACAAAACAAGTTGAGAGGCCTATGAAAATTGCTATAACAGGACATTCAGCAGGTATAGGTCAAGCATTAGCCAAGATATATGAAGCACAAGGACATGAAATCGTTGGACTTAGTCGTCGCAACGGATATAACATTCGCAGTCTACCTAAAATAGCAGGTATGATCGAACCCTGCGATATGTTTATTAATAATGCACAGTCTGGATTCGCACAAACTGAATTATTGTTTGAAGTATGGCGCAAATGGCAAGGACAAGAAAATAAACATATCATAGTAATTAGCACACAAATGACTATGGTACCGGTATCACCTAGGGTTGAATGGGATGAATATTTAGTACAAAAACGTGCCTTAGAAGAAGCATGTAATCAACTACGAGCTAGATCCATGTGGCCATCAATAACATTAGTTAAACCTGGTGCGGTCGCTACACAACCTGATGCAGGATCAGATCATGCTAACGCTGATGATTGGGCTGAAAAATTAGTAGAGTGTTTGAACTCAGTTGGACCAACTTTAGAGATTAATGAAATAACCCTAGGACCAAATCATCATGGATCATAAAACGTACCTTACTAAGAAAAATTTCTGTGTACTACCATGGATTGGTGTATATATTCAACCTAACGGAGACGTTAGGAATTGCGCCGTTACTCCAGAAACCATTGGTAATATCAATAATGAAAAATTAGTTAATATTTTAGAAGGACAAGCAAATCAAAATATTAAAAAAGATATGTTGTCTAATGTGTTCCATGATAGATGCTCACACTGTTACAGGTTAGAGCATAATCAACGCAATAGTTTTGATCAAGTTAGTAATAGAGTTTGGTATTTGAAAACAGTAAAAGATGATGATTTATCTATGTTTGACCAGCCAGAGAACTACACACTTAAAATGTTAGATCTTCGTTGGAGCAACACCTGTAACTTTGCCTGTGTGTACTGTGATGAGTATCTAAGCAGTGCGTGGGCACGCGAGCTTAACAAGACACCAATTATTAATGAACAAGCACTACAGGAATCTTTAGAATATATCTACAATAATCTAGAAAGCGTAAAACATGTTTATCTAGCAGGTGGTGAACCATTATTGATTAAAGAAAATGTTGTGTTGTTGGAAAAACTTAAAGAAATAAATCCAGATGTAACTATTAGAATCAATACAAATTTAAGTGTTATTGATGGTCCGGTATATAAATTACTCAAAACATTTAAGAATGTTCATTGGACAGTTAGCGTTGACAGTATTGAAGAAGAATTTGAGTATGTCAGATATGGTGGCACTTGGACAAAATTTGTAAAAAATCTACAAGAACTAACACAAGATTTTAAACTAATTAACTTTAATTCAACTTGGTTTGTTCTAAATGGATCGTCGATATTAAAATGTTTTGACTTCTTACAAGGAATGGGATTCCATGAAAATACATTTATTGTAAACCCATTGGATACACCTGCTCCGTGGCATGTAAGCAACTTACCAATTCATATGATTGATGATATTAGAATTAAATTAAAGGCTAAATTAGCAACATCAAATCCAAAATATTCTCTTTACAATTCGTTACAGTTGATGTTAAACTATTTAGATATACCGTTCGATAAGAACATCGATTCAACATTCGCTGAGCTAAAAGAATTAGATCAACGAAGAGGATTAGATAGTAGTACAGTATTTACAGAATTATATAATTTAATAGAGGGCAAATAATTATGGCAAAACTATTTGACTTAGCATCATTGGTTCAACTATGGAAATTAGATAGCCATTCTATTTTTAAAGATTTATATACATGTTGTATTTAACTTACCCTCACGGTGGGTTGGGCCATACCCTAATAGGGTTGATAGACTATTGTACAGTAGAAGGTGATGCAGACCACTCAAAATTTAAAAATATAGTTGGGAATCAACATCAGATAGAATCGTCTTGCATAAAAAGTATTAATCATCCAAATAAAATTAATACTAAAGAATATATTGAATGGGCTATGCCTAATTTGCTAGTATCTACATCATTTAACATTCGATCCAGGATACTGATTCTTGAGATGGGACATTATAAAGTAGATTTTTGGCCAGCTCCTACCTCTGAGGATATAAGTATATATTCTAAACAAGTGGCCGAAACTATAGGTGAAAAAATCGAATTGGCTGGAGTCGGGATAAAAAATAAATTAACCAGTCCGATAGATTGGTACACTGAGTATGATAAAATTTTTGAGATTGACTGGTATTGGAATAATCGTCTTGCCATTGTACAATATTTAAAACTATGTGGATTAACGCCATTGGCAGACAGAATCGATGAATATGCAGATAATGTGGTTGTAGCCAATCAATCTTTTGTTAACAAAGTTGACAGGTATTATCAGTTAGTTGATCAGATTATTGCTGGAAAAGACGAACCAATTACTTTAACTTTTTACGAAAGCAGTTTAATTTATGCGATGCTGTTAATGCATTATAATAAATCACATACAGATTGTCGATTATTGTCGAGCATGCCTACAAATACTCAAGATTTTTACAACATTTTTAACTAATAAAAAAGGAAATAATCATGGCAAAACCATTTGATATATCAAAATTTAGAAAATCAATTACCAAGTCAATCGATGGACTTAGCACGGGATTTAATGATCCTACTGACTGGATCTCAACAGGCAATTACACACTTAACTACTTAATCAGTGGTGACTTCCACCGTGGTGTGCCACTAGGTAAAGTTACAGTGTTTGCTGGTGAAAGTGGTGCAGGTAAAAGTTTTATCTGTAGTGGTAATTTAATCCGTAATGCACAGAAAGATGGCATCTATGTTATCTTAGTTGATACAGAAAATGCGCTTGATGAAAAATGGTTGCATGACTTAGGTGTAGATACCAGCGAGGATAAACTACTTAAACTCAATCTAGCTATGATTGATGATGTAGCTAAAACAATCCATGAGTTCATGAAAGAATATAAGACATTACCAAAAGAAGATTGTCCAAAGGTCTTGTTTGTTATTGACAGTTTAGGTATGTTATTGACACCAACAGACATCAATCAATTTGAAGCAGGCGATTTAAAAGGCGATATGGGCCGTAAACCTAAGGCATTGACAGCATTGGTGCGTAATTGTGTAAATATGTTTGGTAGCCATAATGTTGGATTAGTAGCAACTAACCACACTTATGCATCACAGGACATGTTTGATCCAGATGATAAGATTTCAGGTGGACAAGGTTTTATCTACGCATCAAGTATCGTAGTTGCTATGCGTAAACTTAAACTCAAAGAAGACGAAGATGGTAACAAGATTTCAGAAGTCAAAGGTATACGTGCTGCATGTAAGATCATGAAAACTAGATATGCCAAACCTTTTGAATCAGTGCAGATCAAAATTCCATACGAAACGGGTATGAACCCATACAGCGGGTTAACTGATATGATGGAAGCCAAAGGCTTGCTTAAGAAAGATGGTAACCGCCTAGCATTTGTCACAGCAGATGGCAAAGAAATCAAACAATTCCGTAAAGCATGGGAATCAAATGAAGAAGGTTGTTTAGACATTGTGATGAAAGAGATTTCAGCTAATGCTAAACTATTAGAGAATGGTCCAGCACCAGAAGCACCAGCGTTACTAGATGAGGAGATAACAGAATGAGTATTGAATTAGATGCATTAGGCGAAGTTTGGCTTACTTGTAAAGAGTATATCGCTCCTAAAGATCGCCAAGCGGCAGCAGATCATGTGTTGGCTATCGTAGCAGATCACAATATCGTTGAACGTGACCTTAAAACATTTGCAGGTACAGACAGCTATCTTAAACGTAGTCTACAAGAATATCTAGGCGAAGACGAAACGGAAGAAGCTGATTACGATGAAGATGAGGATGATGACTATTAATGTCAGAATCCAAAAAAAGATATTTTCCTATTCAATCTAAAGTATCCTGCAGATTAAAATGGAGTTGGTCTACTTTATTTTTAAATAGTGGGCAAACATCATCATGTCATAGAGCAAGTTTGTCAGAATTAACTAAAGAAAATTTCTTTGAATTTCATAATACTGAAAAAAAATTGGGTGATAGAACAAGAATGTTACAAGGCCAATGGCCAGGTAATGGATGTGAATATTGTAGAGATATAGAACAAGCTGATGGGATCAGTGATAGACAAATACAGTTATCAATTGCAGGTCCTTATCCCCAGGAATTAGATCAAAATCAAAATTTAATTAAAGTTGATCCTGTATTATTAGAAATTTTTTTTAAAAATACCTGTAACTTAGCTTGTATATATTGTACACCAGCATTTAGTTCTAGGATTGATGGAGAAGATAAAAAATTTGATAGTAAATTAATTAAGTTAGCTAAGCATGATGAAATCTTGGCAGCTAAGAAATATGATGAGTTAAGCCCGATATTTTGGCAATGGTTAGATAACGGTTATACTAAATTGAAAAGAATATCAATTTTGGGTGGAGAACCATTTATACAAGATGATTTTTTTAAGTTAATCGACTATATTGAATCTAATCCAAATAAGGATCTTGAACTTCAGGTAATAACCAATTTAATAGTTAAACGAGAAATTTTAGAAAAATTTGTTAGTAGAATAAAAGAGTTATTAGCTAACCGGGTATTAAAAAGAATAGAAATTATGGCTAGTGTAGATTGCTGGGGAGTAGAACAAGAATATATACGTTATGGCTTTTCATGTTCTATATTTGAAGAAAATATAAATTACTTACTTAAACATAAATTTATAACGTTGACATTAATGTCTACAATTACATCATTGAGCATACAGACTTTACCTATTCTAGCAGAAAAAGTACTGTCTTGGAACAAGGAAGGTTCTGTAAAATGGTGGTCTGGATTAGTATTACCAATAGATCATCATGTGCTTAGTCCATCCTTTTTTGATTTTAATGATTATAAAAATTTATTACAAATAGTTGTTGAAAAGATATCTGTTCTTCCTGATCAACATAGAGAAACTAAAAATACTATATTTGGACTAATAGATAAATTAAAAATAACTAGTAAACAAAATATAGACAAACAAAAAGAATTATTGTATTATTTAAATGAAATAGATCGTAGAAGAAATTTAAATTGGAGGAAAACCTTTCCATGGTTAGAGGAACATTTTAAAAAATGTGGTATAGTAGAGTAGTAGCAAGTCTAGGTAGTATTCCTGATTTCATAGCTCACTATGAGCGGGAACTAGAAGACGCACGAAAGGAAGTTACTGTCTATGGTAACATAGAAAAGAATCTTGCTGGCCTGCCCGGAATTACAGAACGCCGTTTCAATCAGCTACAAGAGATTGAAGCAGTTCTTAATTACCTCAACATACAGTTAAGAAAAATACGCAAGAAACACTTCCAAAAGTATCTAGAAGGATACGCTCGTGCTCTGACTAGTCGTGATGCTGAAAAATATGTTGATGGTGAGGATGAAGTAATCGACTTTGAAACTATCATCAACGAAGTAGCACTATTACGTAACAAGTGGTTAGGTATCATGAAAGGACTCGAAAGCAAGAACTTCATGTTAGGACATGTCACACGCTTGAGAACAGCAGGTATGGAGGATGCATCAATTGGCTAGACACAGTTTGGGTATATTAGAAACTATACGTCAATATGATACTTTCTTAGAAAGCCTAAGAAACATAGCTGACGTGGGCTGTGGCACAGGTGAAGATGTCGCTTGGTGGTCCACTTTAGAAAATTATGCTGAGCCACCAGAACTCTATAACTTTAATTGTTTTGCAGTAGATAATGATCCTGCTAAACTAGCACAGGTCCCCACTCTCAAAAATATCAATAAAGTTCAAAGAGATTTCAGTGATGAGCATATATTTCCAGTCAGCATTGATCTAATGTGGGCGCATGATAGCCTACAGTACAGCACTGATCCATTGCTGACATTACGTCGTTGGAACGAAGCCATGACTGTCAATGGAATGTTGATATTGTCTGTCCCACAACACACAGGCATTGAGCATAATCAACAGTACAGCAGAGGCTATAATAGATGTTATTTTCACTATACTCCAGTCATGCTGATTTATATGTTGGCCGTAAATGGATTTGATTGCCGTGATGCATATCTATTGAAAAAATTTCAAGACCCTTGGATCAATATGGCTGTATATAAAACAGACGTCGCTCCAATGGATCCAGCAACAACCAATTGGTACGATTTAATTGATAAAAAACTATTGCATCCTAGTATAGTTGATTCAATCAACACCAGTGGTTATCTTAAACAAGAAGAAATCATCATGCCATGGTTAGATAAAGAATTATACTTTATTGACTACGTTAGCAAAAAGATGGAATGGAACCCAACAGAACCTCCAACAACAACTGGTGTGTTTAATGAAGTGATTAGATCTACAGAAACCACAGTGATACAGGCTAAACCAGCAAGTAAAAGTCAACAGTTACTTAAACCCCTGCCACCAACAAGGAAGAGTTACAAACATGATTAATACAGTGGTAATTTGTACAGGTGGATTTGATCCTCTGCATTCAGGACACATAGAATATCTCAAAGCAGCTAAAGCTCTAGGTAATATACTGATTGTTGGAGTTAACAGTGATAGTTGGCTTGAACGTAAAAAAGGACGTGCATTTATGCCGTTTAAAGAACGCCAAGCGATCATCAGTAATTTGAAATTCGTAGACTATGCTATCGCCTTTGATGATACAGATGACAGTGCTTGTGACATCATTGAAGAAACTAAACAAAACTATCCTAACAGCAGGATTATCTTTGCTAATGGGGGTGATCGTACTGCTAAAAACATTCCCGAAATGTCGGTTACAGATGTAGAATTTGTATTTGGCGTAGGTGGTAAAACTAAAAAGAATAGCAGCAGTTGGATCTTAGAAGATTACAAAGCACCTAAAACAGAACGCCCATGGGGGTATTGGCGTGTATTACATGAAATGCCAACAGCTAAAGTTAAAGAACTTACCATAGAACCTGGGCAAAGCCTAACCATGCAACGTCATTGGGATCGTTGGGAGTTTTGGTTCATAGCGGAAGGACGTTGCTGTGTTGAAACAGAATGGGAAGATAGTCCAGAGCTCAATAGGACCTATGAGCTAGATACATTCTACCATCAATGGATTAGCAAAGAATCCTGGCATAGACTGTACAATCCTTATAATAGACCCTGTAAAATAGTTGAAATCCAATACGGTATTGCCTGCGACGAAGAAGATATAGAACGCAGATAAATACTGTATCATGAAAATTAAAGATATATTATTTGAGTTTGTTGTTCCCCAACAGCTAACAGCATTAAATGACCTAATAACCGCGGTTGAAACAGGTAAACTTACAGGTGCCGCACTAGATACAGCCATTAAAGCCATCAAAGTCATCGACGATAAAGCACAACAATTATCTCATGATAATACTCCACAGGTAGCACCCACCCCACAACCCACTAACGAAGCAAAACAATTAACTACACAACAAAAAATTGCTGATCTTCGTGCTAAAATGAGTAATCCAAAAGACGCAGATGCAGTTTTAAAAGCTCTGCAAGCTGCAGGACTCACTGAACAAAAAATTTATGCTTTTTTACGCAGTGCTGCTGATGTAGGAAGAGAAGAAGAATTCCAAAGCCATGTCCAATGGACAGACCAACTCAAGCAAACAGCTGAAATTTTAGCAGATAAAGTAGTCAATAACGGTGAAATCATCCATGGTGCGATTGAAGCTAACAAAAAGAAAGATGAAAATCTTAGAGCAGAAGAATTAGATGAAGCTAAAGAAGCGACAGGGGTTTCAATGAAAGCTAAAATTGTTGATATTTTACATCAATTATTTGATAAACCATTAAGAACACAGCGTGACCGTGCATCCGCAGAAAGAAAACAAAAATTAATTGCACAGTTTATGGAAAAATGTAAAACTGGTATCATTGACTTTAATGATATTATTGCTAGTTCAGGTAAACAAAGTAAAATTGATGACCTAGTCAGTGATCAAGATAGAGAAATTTATCAAGAAATCCGAGCAGGCGCATTTGATGCAGTTCCTCCTACCACAGCTGGTGCATGGGGTCCGGGCGAAGTTGGATTAAGTTTACTAGCAACGCCTGTTACCAAAGGTAAAGTAGGTGATCTACGAGTTAGAACTGCTAAAGGCGCTGTAGAAATTGAACTTAAAGGTATGAAAGAAGCCAAACAAGGCGGCCGCTTTAATAGTAATGCTGTAGCAAAAGCCAAAGATGCTAAACGTAATTACCTTCCAGTATTTAACGAAGTATTTGCAGATTTAACAAAAATATTAAATTCTAAAAAAATTAAAACCAAAGATGTCAAGCAGACATTTACAATAATTAGTAATCAAAAAACAGGCGAAACCAAATTCAAAGATCCTGCAATATTTGATTCTCAAGCTATTACAAAAGTTTGGAATCCACAGCTTATTCTCCCTGCCAGCAAGATCAATCCTAAAGCAACACTAGCGGCAGTTAAGAAACTGTTAATGGGTATTGCCATGGCATCTATATTAGATGAAGGACAAAAATATGCCGCTCTGTCAATCAAAGAAATGATGGCTGATCCCGATATCATCCAACATCAACCAGATGGTGGATTTATTTTAAATTTCATAGGTATCCAAGCTAATATTTGTAAAATTTTATACAGCGTCTACGCTGGAGTTGATAAGAAAGGTGTTATTATGTATTTCAATACTACCACCAGTAATTACTATATCGTCAAAGGTCCTAACGATATGAAAAAACAAATTAAAAACGGTAAATTAAAAGTTGGCGGTGCTATTATCAACTTTGCCGCCGGACAAGCGCCTGCAAGTCCTCAAGTTGGTATTGAATAAATCTGTTGACCTTGTTGTAAATTCCTGTTATAATTAACTATGTTCAACTATCATGGAGTCACTCAATGTCAACACCAAAAGTTACCAACACCGTAGAACGATATAATATAGACAACTGTATCAAACCATTTGAAGGCAATCGTTTCCGTATGATCCTAGCAGGCGCGGCACGTGCTCGTGAGATCGCTAACAAACGTGTTATAGCTGAAAAAAATGGTGACAAGACCCGACATGCAAACAAACCTAACGTTGAAGCACTATGTGAAATCGACCAAGGTAAATTTGGTGCAGAATATTTAAATAAAATCTGATAAGGATAAAAAATGGCATTAACCAACTCAAGTTTCAACCTTTCAAAAACCAGCAAAAAATTAGCCTGTGGTATCAGGAACAAACATGAACGTAAAGTGTTTCTTGATTTGATGATTCAAGCAGAATCAGCACAGGCTGCCGCTAAAAACCGCAAGTTTGTTGATCCAGCATCAAGACAAAAAGGTGGCAATCGCTCACAACAACCACAGGAAACTGCTGAATAATGGAAAAGAAGTTGTGGGATAGTATCGACAGCTCAATACTAAAGTCATTGCCCAATGCCGCCAAGGGATATGAACAAAGGATCAATATCCCAGAATTTACATTCTTAGGCGGTGCTAATCAACCTGACTTTGGTGATGTTACTATTTGGTTCTATGGCAAAGACAAGACCATTGAATTAAAAAGTCTTAAACAATACATCTTCCAATATCGTGACACACGTCTTAGCTATGAGCGAGCACTAGATGTCATGTATAAAGATTTAATAAAAGTATATGAACCAGATCGTATTCGTATAGAAATTGAATATCGCCCACGTGGCGGTATAAGTAGTAGAATGACAGTAGACAGTGATTGGGGTCACTTAGGTGGCACTGATCAACTTTGGCAACATCACAAGGATTAGTATGGATTATAAAATAAAAGACATTAGTTTGGCTGCATGGGGCCATAAAGAAATTGCTATCGCTGAAACAGAAATGCCGGGATTAATTGCTATTCGTGATGAATATAAAGATTCTCAACCACTTAAAGGTGCCCGTATTGCTGGTAGTTTACATATGACTATCCAGACAGCAGTGTTAGTTGAAACACTAGTAGCCTTGGGTGCAGAAGTGCGTTGGAGTTCATGTAACATATTTTCAACACAGGATCACGCCGCTGCTGCACTTGCTGATCAAGGCATACCTGTATTTGCTTGGAAAGGAGAAACAGAAGAGGAATATTGGTGGTGTATTGAACAGACAGTCAGTGGTCCCAACGATTGGCAGCCAAATATGTTGCTGGATGATGGTCATGACCTAACTTGGTACGTCCATGAGAAACATCCGCACTTACTAGAAGGTATCCGTGGTGTCACTGAAGAAACAACCACAGGTATCCATAAAATCAATGAAGCTATCGCCGCAGGCAAGTTTAAACTACGGGCTATCAACGTAAACGATAGTGTGACTAAAAGCAAGTTTGACAACTTGTATGGTTGTCGTGAATCATTAGTTGACGGTATCAAACGTGCCACTGATGTCATGATCGCAGGTAAGGTAGCCGTTGTAGCTGGATATGGTGATGTAGGCAAAGGATCAGCGGCCGCACTGCGTGCCCTAAGTGCTCAAGTATGGGTAACTGAAATAGATCCAATCTGCGCACTACAGGCTGCAATGGAAGGCTATAAGGTAGTTACTATGGATTATGCCGCAGACAAGGCGGATATCTTTGTAACAGCTACAGGCAACATTGATGTTATCACCCGTGAACACATGTTGAAGATGAAACACAATTCGATCGTCTGTAACATCGGACACTTTGACAGCGAGATTGACATCGCAGGGATCCAAGATCTACAATGGGACGAAATTAAACCACAGGTAGATCATGTAACACTACCTAACGGTAATAAGATTATCGTCCTAGCTAAAGGTCGTCTAGTAAACCTAGGTTGTGCTACAGGACATCCAAGTTATGTGATGTCAAACAGCTTTACCAATCAAGTTCTAGCACAGATTGAAATGTACAATAATTTTGATGATTATCAAATTGGTCATTTATATCTATTGCCTAAACACCTAGATGAAAAAGTAGCGAGGTTGCATTTAGATAAGATTGGTGCAAGATTGACTACACTAACTGATGAACAAGCAGAATACATCAGTGTTGGTGTTGAAGGTCCGTTCAAACCAGATACCTATAGATATTAACTAAAGAAATCAAAAAAGCCTTACTCAATGTGGGGCTTTTTCTTAACCCATCGTTACTGCTTATTAGTTTTTCTTATTATCTCAATTAAATCATTCAATAAGCAAAACCTATTAAAACCACTTGACCTATAGGTTTTTTTGCATATATAATATATGTAAGACAAACATTTAAAAGGAGGAAATTATGTCTTTGATTAACACACAGGTACAACCATTTAAGGCACAAGCGTTCCACAATGGTAAATTCGTTGAAGTAACAGAACAAGATTGGCTAGGTCGTTGGACAGCGGTTATCTTCATGCCAGCGGCATTTACATTTAACTGTCCAACAGAAATTGAAGATGCGGCAGACAACTACGCTGAATTCCAAAAGATTGGTGCTGAAGTATATGTAGTCACAACAGACACACACTTCGCACACAAGGTATGGCATGAAACAAGTCCTAAGGTAGGCAAAGCTGAATTTCCATTAGTTGGCGATCCAGCACATGTCCTAACCAATGCGTTTGGGGTACATATCCCAGAAGAAGGACTAGCACTACGTGGCACATTCATCATCAATCCAGAAGGCGTGATTAAAACAGCAGAAATCCACGACAATGCTATCGCACGTGATGTTGATGAAACACTACGTAAATTGAAAGCGGCAAAATATGTCGCTGAGAACGATGGACAAGTTTGCCCAGCTAAATGGAAAGAAGGTGCGGCAACTATCGCTCCAAGCCTAGACTTGGTAGGTAAGATCTAACGATGACTAACAGGGAGTTTGAAGACTATGCTGATTATTGTAGAAGTCGTGGCTTTGATAATTGCCCTTGTAGATAGTTTAGTTTAATCAAAAAGCTCACTAAGGTGGGCTTTTTTGTTGACAAATTTTTGATATCATGCTATAGTTATACAGTAACAATCTATAATTATGGAGTAATAAAACATGTTTGATTCAATTGAAATTAGAAAAGCAGCAAATGGATTCGTTGTTATCCTTACACAGGAAGATGAATCTACAGAGTACGTTTTTGACACTAGCCGTAAAGCTATCCGTTTCATCAAAGAATACGTTGAAGCTAAAGTAGCCAATACCGTGGCACAATAATATTTTTCTGCCAGTTTTTAGTAAAATAAATACTAAAAAGCAGTAAATTCAACAAATATTGGAGAAATCAATGTCAAAAACCGTCTTAGTGACTGGCGGTGCGGGTTTTATCGCACACCACGTTATTGAAAAAATCCTCAGAGAAACAGATTGGAATGTGGTCAGCCTAGACCGTTTGGACTTCTCAGGTAATCTTAATCGCTTAAATGATATGGCGCAGGACTTAGATCCTGAAACACGTAAACGTGTCAAAGTGGTATTCCATGATCTACGTGCTGAACTTAACCCAATGGTAGCTCGTGATATTGGTGATGTGAATTATGTTCTACATTTAGCCGCTGGTAGCCATGTTGACCGTAGCATTGAATATCCAATGGAATTCGTATTTGACAATGTAGTTGGTACAGGGCATATCTTAGAGTTTAGTCGTAAACTAAAGAATCTAGAACGTTTCATCTACTTCTCAACAGATGAAGTATTTGGCCCAGCACCAATTGGTGTTAACTATGGTGAGCGTGATCGTTATAATTCAAGTAATCCATATTCAGCTACTAAAGCTGGTGGCGAAGAACTGGCTGTGGCATTTGAAAACACTTATAAGATGCCTATCTACATCACACATACAATGAACGTGTTTGGTCAACGCCAACACCCAGAAAAGTTTATTCCCATGTGTATCCGTAAGGTAAACGATGGCGATACTATCACTATCCACAGTGATGCATCAAGAACTATTCCGGGTAGCCGTTACTATATCCATGCGGCAGACGTAGCAGATGCTATGTTGTTCTTGCTGGGATTAGATCACACTACATTAGAGCCAGACTATGGTGATGCTAAATGTCCTAAGTTTAATCTAGTGGGCAAACAAGAAATTAACAATCTACAACTAGCACAGATTATCGCTGATGCGCAAGGAAAAGAATTGAAGTACGAAATGGTTGACTTCCATAGCTCACGCCCAGGACATGACTTGCGTTATGCTCTCAGCGGTGACTACATGCGCAGTCTAGGTTGGGAACCTAAGGTTAGTTTAACAGAACGTATTGGTGAAGTAGTACAGTGGACATTAGCCAATGAACGCTGGTTACGTTGCGAATAATAAAGGAAA